TATGATTAGGATATTTATTAACCCATTCACCCCCGGTATATACCAATACGTGATCATCCAATGGTGTAGTCACCGTCACATCATTCAACTGTGTGAGATTCGCTAGAATATTTGACGTCAAATCAGTAGTGAAAGCTGTGGTAGGGTTGGTGAATTGTATCACTTGATTCGTCGTATTTCCATTTACACTCACGGCTTGAAATGTGGTCGCGATGTTCGAAAGAAGTCCACCATCACCGTAGTACAGATTAGCCGTGATGACATTCGCCACTACATTTTGAGTATTCACATTACTCGCAGTGATCACAGATGCTGAGATGGTATTCGCTCCCTCTATGGTTCCTAGGATGCTTGAAGCCACCACATTGGCATTCAAGGTCAGAGCAGATATTGTAGAGGCTGAGATGGTATTCGCTCCCTCTATGGTCCCTAGGATGCTTGAAGCCACCACATTGGCGTTCAAAGTCAGAGCAGATATTGTAGATGCTGAGATGGTATTCGCTCCCTCTATGGTTCCTAGGATGCTTGAAGCCACCACATTGTCAGCGACCACATTGGCGTTCAAGGTCAGAGCAGATATTGTAGATGCTGAGATGGTATTCGCTCCCTCTATGGTCCCTAGGATGCTTGAAGCCACCACATTGTCAGCGACCACATTGGCGTTCAAGGTCAGAGCAGATATTGTAGATGCTGAGATGGTATTCGCTCCCTCTATGGTCCCTAGGATGCTTGAAGCCACCACATTGTCAGCGACCACATTGGCATTCAAAGTCAGAGCAGATATTGTAGAGGCTGAGATGGTGTTTGCACCTGTGATGGTCCCTAGGATGCTTGAAGCCACCACATTGGCATTCAAGGTCAGAGCAGATATTGTAGAGGCTGAGATGGTATTCGCACCCTCTATGGTCCCTAGGATGCTTGAAGCCACCACATTCCCAACATTCACGTTGGAAGCGGTCACAACGGATGCAGAAATGGTATTGGAACCCTCGATGTTTCCATATAGGTTCACCCCACTCAACGTGTTGGCGGACAGTTTACCGTACACCTTCACGTCTATGTCAGTCGTAGTCAGGGGTACCAAGTTAATTCCAGAAGCATCACTGTGCGTGTATCCAATCATGAACTCGTTCTCATCCCCGCGGAACCCCATGGCCACGTTGGCCGTCGGACGTCGCATGATGATACCCAGATCATTGGTATCTAGTGGATTATGGTTACCCACGAGAATCAGGGGATCGTCTACCGTCAGGTTATTCGCTGAAATCTGTGTGACATTTCCATAAGTGACTAAGTTGCCATAAATACTCACGTCTGCATCCATACGGAGGGTACCCACAGATGGCACTTGGATTGTTGAATCCGTGAGAACATTTCCATCCGTCACTACGGGGACGTACCCCGCGGATAAATCATTCACCTTGAGTGTATTGGCCGTGAGGGTGTTCCCCACTACAATATTACCCGCCGTTGTCAGGGATGTCCCCGTGTTCGTGAGGTCAAGACTAGCCGATGTGGTAGCACCTCTACCCGTGATGTCATTGAATGAAAGATTTGTCAGTGAACTTCCATCACCGATGTATGTATTCGCTGAAATATTTGACGATGTTATGAGAGCTGTAGCCCCCGTATCTGTCATGAACAGTTTGTTACCGAGTGAAAACTTATACACGGGATTCGTGTTATTGACTGCAATTTTTTCATCAATGAGTAACCGGGATGAATTTATTTGGCCAGACACTTGTATCTGATTGGTAGCATCGAGAGGATTAATTATTACGGACGTACCTATCTTCATGTAGTCGGTATACGACTTCCCATTCACTTGAAGGTTGTACACCCCCGTGTTGCCCATGAAGACGGTGTTGCTCACGGAGAGGATGTGTTGAGGGTTATTATTGGCTATGCCCACGTTGCTCGTGGTCGTGTTTCCCACTGCGGTCACTTGTTCTAGACTTGGTGTACCCAGTGCTTGACTCGCCAGTACCCCAGAGTTTTTAATCTCTTTGGTGGTGGTATCATACAGCATGATATAGGAAGTTGGGTTGTTATCGGTTCGTATGGGTGTCATATACATTGCACCGGGTGTTGCGGCATCTATCTGTGTGTCGGATGCGTTGAAAACGATGGTATTCTCCGCTTGTTCGTCTGTACAATTTTTACCGAATCGAATCTTCGTCGATCCCTCGACTGTACTTAGATTCTTCACCATGTAATATAGTAATGCATTTTAATTTGCATACATGAGACCCGCCATACCGTTGTCTATACGAAGTATGTTATAGTTGACGGCGTATATGGGGTCTGTGATGAGCTTAGACTGACTATGTATCTTGGCGGAATCGAGCCTGCTGAAGTTCAAGGACCCCGTGGGTTGTAGGGAGCTCGTGTTGAGACAGAAGCAATACAAGAAGAAGTCGGGGCTCGTCACGAAGTTCGTATGATAATAATTCATGACGTCGATGAAATGAGGTTTGGCCCACTTGAAGATACCTATGTCGACACTGTTGATGCTCAGTTTGACTTTATTGTCCGTCGAAGTGAGAGCACCCCCTGTGGCGGTGTTTGAACACGCCAAGTACTTGACGGGGTGGTTGAATGTCAATTCCTGAACGAGCTCCCCCGAGGGGATACTCTTCTGCACTTGCGTGATGAGAATGTTGTTGGGTCGTGAAGCGATGTTTCCACGTTCTTCATTATCCAAGTAATAGTAATTGGAGTAGGCTTCCACGTTGTAGCCACCGGCGGCTGGACCCCAATGGATTCTTATTTCCACGTTGTGATATTGGAGGGCCACTAAGGGTATGGCAGATTGAGGTCCTTCACAGAAGAAGAAACGCAGTGGGTAAAAGTAAGACCTGGCACTCACACCGGGGTGAGTCCCGTTGGAACTCTTGGAAACATTTTGAGCGAAAGTATCTATGGCAATCTTTTCGGTGAAGATGGCATCTTGGGTATCTATGACGTGTCCCCCGATGAGAAGTTCAACGTGGTCGATGATGGTGTCCCATCTTTGAATATCGAGCGCCTGTGAGAGGTTGTCGATTGTGAAATATGTATAGCCTAAGAGGTCACCACTTCTCTCAAACTTTATGGTGGACATGGAGTTACCTTTCACAGCCCCTTGAATCGTCTGTTTTTCGACAGACTGTGAAAAGTTGGAATGTCTCTTGAAGGTGGAACTGAAGAATGAAATTTCAGGTTCACCTATGATGTGTTCATCTTGAGCACCGACGGCGATGAGTTGTACTATTCCAGAGGACATTTATAATACTACAGTTTTAAAAATAAACAAACTAACGCCCTGGGAGATTGGGATTCCTACATATAAATCGTAAAATGAAATAGTTATCAACGGCACCTGGAATAGTATCACCATCCTGATTACGCAGAGTGAAACTCAAACGTCCAAGTTTCCTGATGGGAGTAATGTACTGCTGTACGACTGGGTAATTGTCAGCAAAGTTGAAATTACCTGCACCGTCACATAGGAGTGTACCGAATGAACGATTCAGGGAAGTTAAAGAAGATTGGCCATCTAAATCCGACGTGGCGCGTTGACTGAAGTTAGTGTTTAATTCATCGATTGAAATATGACATACATTTGAGGAACTGGTATGTATCTGCGCCGCCGTGAGTCGAACCTGCACAACATTCTCCAGTGGCTGTTGCAGGTACACCGAAAAGGTGTTTTTACTCACCTGGTCAGCGGTGTCTACTATGATGGTGTGATATTCATGTTCATAATCGGGGAGTGTGGGTTGTGGCGCGGTCACTAAAGCCATTTATAATAGCTTAGATTAAAACACCACCGATTCCGTCGCTGATTTCATAGCTCGCGTGGTCGGCGACCAGCTTCTGGCCCCCGCAGATACCCTGGACATCGATGTTGTAAAAGTCAGCCTCCTTGGTAGGGCCCGCGAGGCATTCGGTGCTGCGGGGGAGGGCGAAGAGGGGTTGCTCACTGACGGGTGCGACGGTGATTTCCCTGGGCTGGTACATGCTCTTCTTCACGCTGGGGGTACCCATGAACATGAGAACCACGAGGAGAATCACGACGACGGCGATCGCGTTGAGTGTGCTGCGGTTTGTGGCGTTGAGTTTCATTTATAGTGTACGGATATTTTTTTGTTAAGTGCGTTAAAGAGAAAGGAATAGTTTATCATAGAGAGTAATGGACGGTGAAATTATTCTCGATCGTGGAGATTCTACTATTATGAAGCTCGATGAAAATGAACAGGCTATGTTGGATGAGATTCAATTGGATTTCCCTAGACCGCAGACGATGTCTCGTGGGAGGACCACCCCAGCTTTCAGGCAACCTCAGAGACAGATGTATCAAGAGGACATCAATGAGTTCGCAAATCCTATGAAACAGAATGCCCCTCCCCCTCCTCAGCAAGAAGATCCCATAGATTACGGAGAGGAAGAGGAGGAAGAGTATGAGGGTGGGTACGAGGGTCCCGTAGAAGAAGAGGAACAACCTTCCCCTGGATACAAGACCGTGGATGAGGAGAAAGCTGACCTCGTCAACAAACTGGGGCGGCTTGAGAAGAAGGGTTTCGCAGTCAATAAGAGACTCAATGCATACTCCCCAGTTGACGAACTTCGCACAGAGGTGAAGCGAATCACGTACAGCATAGAGGTTGACAAGTCTGTGAAGTTTTCGAGGCGTATGCTCATCGCATGTGTGACTGGTCTTGAGTTTTTGAACAAACGCTACGACCCCTTCGATATTCAGCTGGAAGGGTGGTCCGAGAATATCATGGAGGGTGTTGATGATTATGACGAAGTCTTTGAAGAGTTGTTCGTTAAATACCGTACGAAGATGCA